ACTAAAGACATCACCACCATTGCTATTGATGCGTACATCAATCTTGTCATACTGACTTTGCAAGGCAAGTAGCTCACTGACTACTCGTCCACTGTCCACAGGCTGACCATTACCGACCTCTCCATATAAGAGGATAGCTACGGTTCCATTACCAGGTATAATGTTGAAAAAGTTTGAACTCATTATTTCAATTTTTGATGCAAATATCATGTTTTTTCTGGGAGTGACAAAATCGTAAATTCATAGCGCAAACAGCTGATTTTATGGTGCAAACAGACAGTGCTGTTATAAATAATGGATTTCAAAAAGTCCATAAAATATAAGATATTTGCAAAAGATTTAGGCAATATGACAAAGACGAATATAGACAAAAAAGGCATTGCAAAGTCTCTCTACATGGAGGGAAGTTGCACACAAGAGGAGATAGCTGCAAAAGTAGGAACTACAAGGCAAACAGTCTCTCGCTGGGTGCGAGAAGGAGGTTGGGAGGAACTTAAAGCTTCATTTACAATTACACCTGACCAGATTATAGCACAGTTCCAGAGACAGATTATTGAAATCAACAACAATATTCAAAATCGTGAAGAAGGTAAGAGGTTTGCTACAGCACAGGAGGCCGATGCTCTTGCTAAGCTCGCTGGTGCTGTCAAGAAGTTAGAAAGTGATGTTGGTGTTGCAGATTGCATCAGTGTTGCTATGCGCTTTCTGTCTTGGCTACGTCCTCTTGATATTGATGCAGCTAAGCAGTTTAACAACCTCTTTGATGCGTTTATCAAGGATCAAATGGCAAAGGCGAAATGACACAAGAAGAAAGAATTGCATTAAGGAACTGGGAAGAGTTCCATAAATCATTCACCTCTGATATGCCTGTTGAGAATGGGCTGTCAAGACGTGATATTGAACGTAGACGAAAGGAACTGGAACAAGACCCGGTTAAATGGATTCAGTATTTCTTTCCTAAGTATGCTAAATATGAATTCGCACCTTTCCACGTGCGTGCAATTCGTCGTATTATAGAACATGATGAATGGTACGAAGTTCTCTCGTGGAGTCGCGAACTCGCAAAGTCTACTGTGTCTATGTTTGTCTTGATGTATCTTGCACTCACTGGGCGTAAGAAGTTCATCGTGTTAGCTTCAGCAACTATAACTTCAGCAACACGTTTACTTACACCTTTCAGACTTAATTTTGAGAACAACCCACGTATTAAGCAATTTTATGGCATTCAACAGCTTGTAGGGCAATGGACAGAAACAGACTTCACATGTCGCTGTGGTGCTAAGTTCGTTGCACTTGGTGCTGGTAGTGCCCCACGTGGTGCAAGAAACGAAGCTGTACGACCTGACGTCATCTATCTTGATGACTATGACACAGATGAGGACTGCCGCAACCCTGAAACTCTTAAAAAGAAGTGGGATTGGTTTGAAAGTGCACTCTATCCAACACGTTCTATCTCTGAGCCAACCCTGATACTTTGGTGTGGTAATATCATTGCAAAAGACTGCTGTATTGCACGTGCTGGCGCAATAGCAAAGAATTGGGACATTGTGAACATACGCGACAAGAACGGAAAGTCTACTTGGTCTGTCAAGAACACAGAAGAGCAGATTGATACTGTTCTTGCAGGAATATCTGCAAGAGCCGTACAAGCAGAGTACTTCAATAATCCTGTTTCAGAAGGTAAGATCTTCCGTAATCTTCCATTCGGGAAAGTCCCTGACTTGTCTAAGTTTAAGTTCCTTATCGGATATGGAGACCCTGCTTATTCTGACAGCAAAAAGAAAGGTTCGTCTACCAAGTCTCTTTGGCTAATTGGCAAGTATAAAGGTGTCTACTACATTATAAAAGGTTTTTTGGCTCACGAGACAAATGCAAACTTTATTGGCTGGTACTTTGAACTTGATAAATACGTAGGAGGCAAGGTTCCTGTATATTGGTACATAGAGAACAATAAACTGCAAGACCCTTTCTACGAACAGGTGTTCAAGCCGCTACTACGTGAGGAGCAGCAGCGACGAAAAATAACACTTTTTATACGAAGTGATGGACGAAAGAAAGCTGATAAAGCAACACGTATCGAAGCCAACCTTGAACCAATTGATCGTAATTGTCAATGGGTATTCAATGAAGAGGAAAAAGACAACCCTATGATGCAGGAGCTTATCAATCAGTGCAAACTCTTTGAGCTTAACTTACCATATCCAGCTGATGGACCTGACTCTCTTGAAGGTGGAATCACAATGTTAGATGAGAAGATGGCAGAGGTTGAACCCACTATAACTATCAGTTTTCATACAATGGATGAACAAAATCCTTATAAGATGTGATTATGAATAACTTTATCAATATAGAAGACTACGATGCAAGTATTCACCGCGAGATACTTGATGCGCTGCTGCGTAAAGAAAGTCCAACTTATGACCCCCAGATCGTTGAGATATGTGAGGATAGAGCGGTAAGTGAGATGAGGGGGTATCTGAACAAGATTTATGATTGTAACGCCATCTTTTCCGCAAGAGGAGATGATAGACACCCTCTCATTCTTATGTTTGCGCTTGACATCGCTATCTATCACATCTTTACGCAACATAATCCGTACAAGATTGCAAAAATACGCCAGGATAGATATGAGCGTGCTATAGAATGGCTGAAAGGCGTAATGGGAGGAGACGTAACGATTGACGGTGCTCCATTGATGCCTGAAGATGAACTTAAAAATAATAGTCGTTGGCAGATACAAGCTGACGGCTTAAGACCAACATTGCTATGAACAGAAAGAAGAAAAATAGCCCTAAGCAAGGCAAAATAATACAAGGTGGAATGCTCGTTCCACAAGGAATGAGACAGCCAGACATCGTGCTACAGATGCCTGAGATATTCATGTTTGACATGAATGCGTATATGCAATCTGTTAAGGCTGCAAGGGGAATAGATTTCTCCAATAGGGCACGTCTGTACGATATGTATGACAGTGCTTCTCTTGACCTTCATCTCTCTGGAGTCATTGCAAAACGTATGCGAGGTGTTACGAAGATTCCTATTGAGTTTAGAAGAAATGGTGTACCTGATGATGCAATCAACAAGCAGATAAAATCACCCTGGTTCAAACAGCTGAGGAAAGACCTTGTAATGTCAGAGTTCTGGGGCTTTACACTCGTACAGTTCTATCTCAATGAGGAAGGTAACATTCGTTATGACCTTATCAATCGTAAGCACTATGATCCTATACATCGTAAGCTGCTCAAGTATCAAGGTTCTATGGATGGTGTGCCTATTGATGACTTCCCTGATATGCTTTTCGTTGGGAGTGAACGTGACCTTGGTATTTATGCAGAGCTGCTACCTGCTGTACTCTACAAGCGTGGAGATATGTCTGACTGGGCACAGTTCTGTAATATATTCGGTATGCCTGTTCGTGAGTACACTTACGATGCAGGAGATGAGGAAGCACGCCGTCGTGTCATTGCTGATGCACGTCGACAGGGTGCAAACGCAGCATACATCCATCCAAAAGAAAGCGAACTGAAACTTGTAGAGGCTGGTAATAAAACTGGTTCCAGCGACCTTTATAGAACTTTTGCTGAGTACTGGGACTCAAAGATGTCTATACGTGTGCTGGGAAACACGCTCACCACAGACGCTAAGTCAACAGGTACGCAGGCACTCGGTTCTGTACACAAGGAGGAAGAGGACGAGATGAACTCTGACGATCGTGATTTCATTCTTGATATTCTCAATTATGATATGCGACCTATTTTCGCCTCACTTGGCTTCAATGTGGAAGGTGGCGAGTTCGTCTATGCAAAAAAAGACAAGATTAACCCTGCCCAGCAGATAGACATCGTTCAGAAACTCTCGTCAATGGGTCTTCCGATTGATGACGACTACCTCTATGAAACGTTCTGCGTTGCTAAGCCTGATAACTACAAACAGCTGAAGGAGGAGAAAGAGGCTGCAAAAGCTGCATTCAGAGAGCAACTCGGTATGCAGGGTAATAATGATGACAAAAAGAAGCAAGACAAAAACACTGATAAAACAGCGTTCAAACAGCATTTGAAAAGTTTTTTCGGACTCGCCCCAGACAAAGGGGCGCACTTCTGATTGATACGCTCTATTATGGTG